ATGGAATCCTTGATTACCTGCTAATGGCAATAACTGCATAATTGCTTGGTTTTCTGCATCACGTTGAAAAAACGCTGTACTACCTAATGACACAATAGAAAAATCGCCCTTACACGAATCATCTTCACCATAAATTAATAGCCATTCGTAATAACGTTGAATATGCGGCTCAGTTAAATCATCATCACAAATTTTAGCAATTCGGCGTAATACTGACGAAGCATTACGATCAAGAATTGTCATGCCACCAACGGTATCCGTTGCATTGCCTTGATTGCCTTGCATTAACAATGGCATATTGGTGGATTTTTCCGCTAATTCAAAACCATATTTAATAATGTTTTGAAGTTCAGCTTGCATGGTTGGTATCTGAATTGCTTGAATAGCATGAGCAACATCATTAACATCAGCATCTTCATCAACTGTCCAAAGTTTCATTGGTGTAACGCTCCACTCACCATCGGCTGGAGTGACTGCACCACGGCGTATAACAATTTGAGGACCTGCCGCTACGCCAGCATTGTCTAACATTGCGCGAGTTGCCGCATTAACAATTCGTTGTGGTGTGCGAATTTGTCTTGCAACACCAATACCGCACCAATGATCAATTTGACGTTGCCAAACCATAACGTCATAGGGAAATGAGCCACTATCAAAAATACTGACACTGGCTTTAATCACTCTATCGTTAATCATTACAACAACAACAGGGATTTCATCGCCTTCTTCTGCGTCTAATCCTGCTGCTTGCAAATCGTCTGCGTTAGCTTCGCCGTGGTAGTACCAAATGTCGAACTTATCTTGGTCTTTTGCATCGCCACGCGTATTGATGTATTTTTTATTTGGGCCTTCTTTTATCAAAGCATCAATTTCAGAATCAATATAGCCTGGCAATCCTTTAAGGTCACGCAATTGGCGCAAGCTTATTTCGTCTTTTTCAAAAATATATGAGCCATCGTGAATACATCCACCACATGTTGGATCAGGATATAAATTCCTAACATCAATAAATTTTGAAGCCGGCTTTATTTCTTCAACAATTTCTAGTGCAATGCCATCTTCTGATTTAGTTACTTTGCGTTTTTTGCGTACTTCTGGAAATGGCCCTTTCATTACACCCGTGCCGATTCTTGCCGCTTGCTCTAATGCTTTACGCGCTTCACAATGCCAATTTGATTCAATCAACCAATCCCAAATTTGAGTTTCAGCCTTGGTTGCTTTGTCATTGGCCTCTTTAACAAACGCTTGAGCCGCTTCACCTACTGTATGTTGTCCACTAGGCATTGGATCATTATTCTGAATAGCCGCTTCAATATCGGGAATTGGCGTGGCTTTAATCATAAACGGTTTATCATCGGTAGGTAACAACATGTCAGCTACACGACTTGAAGCCATATCAACATAAGGCGCAGTAATATTCACAAACACGGTTGAACGTACTTGATCATCAGTCATTGGCTTCAGATAGTACGGACTACCTGCAACCGATGGTGATTTCAACATCATTTCTTTGCGATTAGCATTGTCGATGCCGTTGTAATGATCATCGTCCTCGTTCCATTTATCTTCAATGCCAGATTGCCGTCTACCATCTTCGGCTTCTTTGCGTTTTTGCGTTAATTTACCAGCAAACGCTTTAAGTTTTGCCAATCGTTCTTGTTCTTGCATAAAGCCAATATCTTCACCATCGAAATAATTGGTAGCGGCATTATCTTTATTTTGCTGTGGATAAATATCGTTGTACATAACGGCTCTTGATTAATAGTTACATTATGCCGACATCGTATTGACGATACGGCTGGACGATTGGTTTAACAGTTTTAACTTTGCTGGCTTTTCTAATGCCTTCACATGCATAGCGTAATGCGTCAATTACATGGTTATTTTTATCTTCAAATGTTGGCATAACAGTTCCAGTCAATGGGTCAACTTTGTAGCTATACAATGTTAATTCCTTGATTGTTTCAATACATCGCGGATGAACAACAATATCAAACGATTTTAGAAACTCAATTCCATCTTCAATACTGCCTTTTCCTTTTTCGGCTGGATTGATTTTAGGAAATCCATGTTTTCGCATGTATGATATTGTTTCAGGCCGTGAACTATCGGCAGTAATAAACCATTTGTCAGATTCTGGTATGCGTCTAAACAAATCCGGTGTGTTTGGTATTTCACACTCAACCATGTGCGCTTCATAATCAATAAACAATTTGTTATTTACTGCAAAGCATCTAATCAAAACCGTTGGATCTTTAGCAAATCCCCAGTCAGCACCTAATCTAAACATCATGCCAAGCGGCGCTTCAAATTCCTTGATTGTCCAGTTTTTAAAAACTCTGGCTTCTGAGTTTGTATTGTAGCCACCACACCAAACATGGAGATATTTGTCTGGATCACGCGATCTGTCGTAATCCATTTCTTGTTGCAATACATCAGGAAACCACGGATTATCCATATAGTTTACTTCACATACTATTGCATCAGGTGGTGGATTTTCGCACCGTAAAAACTCATCAACAGGGTCAGTTGGTTGGTCTGGATTCCAGCTAAACCAAATTTCTGAGTTTTCTTTACGAATAGTTGGCCGTAATAATTCAAGTGAACGTGATGATAAGCTTTGTGCTTCTTCACACCATGCAATGTCATAACCTTGAAGCGATTTGATTGTATCGGCTGTGTGATTCTGCATACCTTGAAAGATAATTAGCGAACCGTTTTTGCCTTTAATCAATGTTTCTTGGATTTCAAAATGTTTTTGAACGCCCAATACTTCAATTTTTTCTTCAATCAGTTTTTTTACTGACTGATTTAAAGACTTTTGAATTTCACGAATACAAACCGCATGGGTTTTTTGCATTAAACAGCGTTCAACCAATAATTCAGCAAAAAAATAAGATTTTCCGCTACCACGACCACCATGCGCTCCTTTGTAGCGGCTTGGCTTTAATAGTGGCAAAAATGCCCGTGGTGTTTCAATTTGAAGTTGCATCAACAATCTTTCTTACAATTTGAGTAATAGCAATATCGCCAGTATGTTTGAGTTCTGTTGCTGAATTGAAACCATGCATGTTGTTTAGTTCTTTAACCGCTGTTACAACATCGCTCTTTTTATCTGGATCATTAATGACGTTAATTAATGCTCGAATTGAATCTTCTTTTGACCATAACTCAAGTTTTCGAACATCTGCTTTTAATTCTGCAATTCTAGCCGCTACTGCTGGACGTTTAGCGGTTTCACTGCCTTTAGTTGCCAAGCCTTGTTTGCTAAAACCTGAATTGTAAGCTATTCGGTAAGCGTTAGCTTTATCGCTACCATCAGCCACAAGTTTGGCAAACGCCTCTTGCTTAGGTGTTAATGCTCTTATACCTACGCCTTTCATGCCCAAACCCTCGACGGTGTTTTTGGTTCGATTTTGTAAGTATCTAAAGCAGGGATTTCTTCACCCACTCTGACATTTACATGATAGCCGTCTATCGCCGCAAACGCTGGGTATTCGTTACCATCTTCATCTTTCAGCATTTTACCCGTCGGTTTATGGATTGTTCCGATCACGTCAACCGATGCATTGATATCCGCTAATACCTTGTCAGCTTCAGCTTGGTCTTTAAACTTTAAGTAATAATCAATCATGCTGTTAACCCTTGTAATGTGCCGTTAGGTAAACGTGTTGGGTAGTATTTGATGGATTGGATGTGACCGTTGAGATAGTTACTTGCAACAGGCGCTTTACCTATTTGCAAAGCCGCAAGACCACTCGGCAAAGCACCAACAGTATCAGTAATAGGAACTTGTCCATTTGCTGATAAAGCAAAATCATTAACCTTGTATGCGGAAGCGGAGTTATTACCTGATTGTGCCAATGAACAAACTACAGAACCTACATCATCTACGACAAAGAAAGCACTTGCTGTGGTAGAACTGGGTGCAGATATTTGTAATCTAGGACCATAAGAGCCTAAACCTCTATCAACTGTTAAGTAAAATGCACTCGCATTTAATGTATCTAGCTTTGTTACAAACGTCCCTTCACTCTGGTTATACCAACTACTAAAGTTACTACCCACCATGCTTGCATTATCAGCCGCACGAGTTACGGTAGCTGAGGTTGTTGGGATGTATGAGGTTGGAAAAGCGTCTGCTTCTAACTGTGCGCCCCAGGTGTAAATACCTGACGAGCCATTACAAG